GAATCAGAGAGCATAGGAATATTTCCGTTATCCGGGGCAGTTATAACAAAGCAGTATGTTTCCGGCTCGTTTGAAGCACAGTTTCCTTTTTCAGTATGTTTTAAATGCAGTCCGACTACAAATAAGGCAGTAATTGTTAAGAGACGCAGTCTTGAGGGATTAGCGGAATGGTTAGAAAGTATGGAATATCCGCCACTTTCGGAAGGAAGAACTATCCGGAAGATAGAGAGAACAACGACAACTATCCTATCTGGAAAAGATGAAAGCGGTGCTTCCGTTTTCCAGTGCGGATTCAATTTATTATATTTCAAGAAAGGATGATAGAAAATGGCAGAAGATAGAACAAATATGGTGTCACTTATCGACATTGGTTCTTGGCTTGGTGGAAAATCAGCGAATATTGTAGAGATGGGTGACGGATTTACAGAACTTACAGAAGATTGGGGCCCTGATGTAGAGAGTACGCAGTATGTAAATATGAAAGCGAAAGCATCTACATTAAAGGGATATGAATTCTCCATGTCCCCAGAGAGGGAGTATCTGAATGATGACTTCCAGAAAGCTATTGATAATGGATTCAAAACATTCCCAACCGGAAAGGATTGTGAGACGTATTACTTCCGTTTCTACAAATCTGATATTACCGGTGGAAAAGGTGACTGTATCAGAATCCCAGTTATTATTGCACCATCATCCACTGGTGGAGAGGGCGGCGGAATCCTTACCTCTGCAATTCAGATTCAGGGTAATGGTGAAGTAGAATTAGGTGAAATCACTATTACAGAAAGTGGTTACACCTGGGCACCAAAAGCAAGTGAATAGAAAATATATGGGCAGTCTTTAGGGCTGCCCTTGTTGAAAGGATAATTATGGAGAGATTAGAAAGAGCAACAAACTTATTAGAGATTAGTGTGAATAAGCAGGATGATTTACTGGTATTGGACTGTAATGATATTACTGTTTTTTCTCGTTTCGTACATCTGTATGAGAATATCGATAAGATGTCAGAATCAGCAAAAAAAGAGATGGAAGAGGTAAAACAGAAGTTCAAGGATATCGAGGATGATGTTAATCCGGCTCAGTTAATGGCG